AGGTACGGACTGGATCGAAGTAAGTAATTTCGATGCGTTGAGGAATCTCGATAGGTTGCTCGGATACCATTCCAAACTTGACCGGGTTCTGACTCGGTTCTTCTCTGCCAGTACTGACTGCGCCAAGTTCGCCGTCCTGGACAGTACCTGATGAAGTAGTAGGAATAGGAAATGACTTCAACTTGCCATCTACTTCTGCTACGGAGAATGGATGCCACATGTCCAGAAGTTCAAATACCTGCTTCGGCGGCGTTGGTCCATCAACAACCCATCCGGTCGGTCCATCTACCGGCGCGCCATTATTTATTTGTGCCGGCGATAGTCCTGCTAATTGACATTCACGCGAGAAACAATCTGCTATCGTATCGTCACTCGAGACTACTTCAACCAGGATCTGCGGAATCTGATTATAGGCAGGCGTCAGATCCATATCACGCCACCAGAGCGTGACGTATCCACGATAGGCAGGCGCAGTATCTGGTCCCGCTGTACTAAACCACGAACATCTTTCTGTCTGATCTTCTCTGCCTAGCAGAACCTGGAATGCTTGTGCGTATCCATACTGCTGAATATGCGGCGCTTGAAACCCCATCGGGTCGCCTTCCACGTCTGGATTCGCGCCTGTCAAAGTAGAAGGATCACGCTGATAGAGAACATTGCCGTTATACCAGATCCTTGAAACGCCAAGTATATTTCCAAAGTTCTCGCAGACGACTGCGGCGAGAGAACAGGAATATCGCTTCTCAAAGTTTGGCGCTTGCCGTTTGCCACCGCTGTTACTGACGATCCTTTCTGTGACCGATCCTCTCGCTATGATCTTCGCCGATACCGCAAAGGTTCCATAGATCCTTGGAAGCGGCGTTCCTTCCTGCGCCGTGGTCAGGCGCAAGTCCTGTCGATTATCTTCACCAGGTTTCTTTTTACTAAACCTGTTTATCAGGTACTGCGCGCCCATACCTGCCGCTGATACCGCCATCGAGATATAGATGGCGATCATTGTTGCGGAGAATGGATCTGCTCGCTGGACTAAAGGCAGGACAGGCAGAAGGACATCCAGTAGACAGACGAGAAGGAAGAATAGAAGGAAAGTTTTACGCGACATTTTTATAATCGAAGATCTTCCAGACGTTCTCGCTGATCGTTGGTATCAAAGGAAAGTATCCGAACTCGAATCCGCCAGGTATGGATCCGAACATCATCCAGATCTTGTCCTGTTGATAGGTAGCGATGGCGACATGTCCTGGTATCTGATTTCCAGTAGTGAAGACCAGAATAGAACCTGGAAGGATGTCATCGGTCCTGTCCAGGTATTCATCCAGATGATTGAAATTCTCTGTCGTAGGCGGGAAGGAATAACACGGAAATTCTGCATCGTGAGCGATACTGCCGATCTGCTGACCAATCCAGATGACGAGCCCGATGCAGTCCATCCCATAATCAGGACTGCGCCCATAGAAGCGGAATCTTAGCCTCTGATGGACCAGGTTCTGAATAAGATCTATGACTCTGTCTCGCTTCGTCATGTTCCTTCGCCTGGTATCGGTTTCTGCGCCAATGAATCACCAGCACGATACAGGTCATCGCCTATCAGGTATGGAAACCCACGGAAATTTAGTAGATTGCCATTCGGTTGCGTGCCGCCGCGAAACTTATACTGACAATGCCCCATCGATCTATCGCATCCCGCTTCTGCATACATCGTATCGCCTGACTGGATGTCCAGACCTGGCGGATTGAACAGTCTTAGACCTGGTCCAGCCGTTGTTGCTGATACTTCAGATTCGTATCCCGCATTATTGCCAGTCAACCAATGGACTATACCGCCGCGAAACCAGTCATCATATCCAGTCCCGTTATTCCCTAATGATGCTCCGCTGACCAGGAATTCTATCTGACTGATGACAGTACCGACTGTCAGGTTCTGCCGGAATTGGACGCCCGTACCTGCCTGCGTGCTAGTCATATCAAACTTACAACGACTGTCGCCAAGTCTACGCGCATCGCATCGCCTTGATAGGATCCTTCCTACGGGTTGAGATAGAACGGCGAGTAGTGACCTTAATTCCGCAGAGAAGACGTTATCCTGGACTGTAACCCTGCCGACGTATCCTGACTGGAAGACATAACCGCCATCGCCTGGACTGTCATAGTTTGCGAATGCTCGCTGGAATAATGCATCATTAAACTTTCCTCTGAGGATATCGCCCAGCGTTATCACGCCTGTCTGGAAGAAGCCCTGTCCTTCAGAATTATCAATTTCCATTTTTATATTGGACTTTACCAGCGAGACCTTCATCCCAGGGCGGGATAGATGAAGTTGACCGCCGACTGTCAGGTTCTGCGTGTGATTCGTAAAGGCCAGGACTGACCCGATAGTTGGCGTTATGACTATCAGTTCGCACAAGGATGTCGCGCCCTGCGCTATATGACTCGCCAGACCTGCCGGAATGTTTCTAGGCATAGGACAGGATCATTTCCATTCCAGGATTAACTGACAGACCTACAAAGCCGATTGGACATTCGAAGGTCTCGTTTCCGGTATAGCCGATAGTCAAAACGTCACGATCAAAACGGACATCAAAGCCCTCACGTTGAAACGCAGAACGTCGTCCACGAACGCACAGGAAGGCGGATAGAAGGGTTTCCAGGTCAGTCCTGTCCTTACATAGAACGTTTCCTTCAAAGCCGACTACGCCGTTTCCATACTGCGCTATCCTGTCCTCTGAATAACCGCCGCCCTGGAAGACATAGGTAGAGAAGTCGTGATGCCGCTGGCGTCCTGCTTCCAGTTTTAAGGGAAATTCGTAGGCTATTGTTGATGGAAGAACGAGACCAGGATTGCCAGGTATGTCGTAGTCAAAGGTCTCAACTATATCGACCTGGACTTCATGCCAGTCTACAAAGTAATTCGTTTCTATGTAACGGTCTAAAGGAAAGCGTGCCTGGATCTCGAATTCGCCAGACCAGGATCCGCCACTATTACCTGATAGCGTGCCGGTCTCGTAGTTCAACGTCCCGCCGCCGGTAAAACTGACCGTTCCATTAATCGGCTTGACTATAGGACGATCATAGTTGACTGATCCAGCCGTATACCTTTTGACTAGCTGATTCGCTACTATCGGCTCGTTGGTCGCTCTATAATCAAACGGATCCTTAAACCTGAATGAATCTACCTGTCCACGCCTTGCATCATAGAACAGAAGGACCGCCAACCTGGTCGCGTCATTAATCGCCGCCGTATCCAGATGGAAGATCCTTCTGGCGTGCATCCCGCCATTGGCGTTTCTTTGTTCAAAGCCGTTTGAAGTATGGACGATTGTTGTCTGGAAGGAAGGACCGCCAGTTATTGCGCCATTGGCGAAGATCGCGTCTGTAGGGAAGGATACTGCATCATACGCCATATCATCTGGCCCCTTCATTCCTTTGAGCGCGTTTAACTGCCATCATAACGGTTGCCGCAATCTGATCCTGCGTACGTTTATCTACCTGACCTTGCGAATGGACTGGTATGGTTATATTGAAAACGTTCCCGCCTGATGTCTTTCCACTAAACGGCATGATCTGCATAGGACTTGATCCTGCAAAGGCTAATTCCGGTCCACGTTCACCAACAACGCCGAACTTGCCTGCTGGAATAGTACCGCCTTCTGCGAACAGACCTGCGAAGAACTTTCCAAGATCCTTGACCCATTTGCCTGCGTTCTTTTCCAGTCCTGCGCCAATAGCCGTACCTGCCGCGCCGCCTATGCCGCCTGATCCTGCGCCAGTCAGACCGCCGAAGACCTTTTCAAGCATCTTCGTTAGCATGTCTGTTAGTCCTTCTGTCAAGGGTTTGATAAATGCCGTTTGCATATTCTTGATGAATTCGTTGACGAAGGTATCCAGGATGTTCAAGGTAAGGTCGCGAAACGCTTCGCCTAATGACTGCTCGGCCATGATTATTGAATGAAGGAAGTTATCGAAGATACTTTCAAACTGCCGATCCAATGCCTGTTGCTTCTCTGATCTTTCTTCAACAGGTAATGGAAGTCCTGGTACTGGAAAGATCGGCGGCGGTTTTGGCAATGGAAGTTTGAAGACATCAATTCCTTCGGGCGACTTTCCATCTACTCGCGGGATCAGTCCTGGCGGCGGTTCTGTAGCTGGCGGTTTCGGTAATGGTAGTTTTATATCCTTGATCTTCTCTAGAAACTTATCTAGTTGAGGCAGGAAGGACGCCTGTAATTGATTCGCCAGTCCGAGTACTGTTTCGTTGACCTTGTTCAATGCATCGTTGACCTTTTTATAATTGTCTGTTCCAGGTTTCAACGTCGCTAGCTGATCCTGAAGGATATTCTGCGTGTTCTTTGCATTCTGTAATTGCGCTTCTCTGAATCCTGTTTCAATGCGTTCCATTTCCTTTGTATACGCATCGTATTTATCCAGCGAGAAGCCGTACCTTATTTCTGCAATTCTCGCCAGCGTATCCCAGTACGCCTTAGCAGATTGATTCGCCTTCGTAATGTCTGCTTCGGTTGCCGCTAGTTCTATAGGCGGTGGTGCTTTGACTGCGCCAGGTTTACCTGGTACGCCAGGTTTCTTTCCAGTATCAACCTGACCTGCGGCGATCAGACCAGCACGACTGACAGTAGGCGGTGCTAGTCTCTGCGCTTCTGCATATGCTTTGCGCATCTGTCCTAGCTGGATCTGCCATGTCAGGTTCTGAACGGAGAAAGTCCCGAACAGAGTTACGAGACCTGACATCAGCCCCTTACTCTGTGACAGGTTCTTATTAAACTGCTCGAAGAAGGAAATCGCTGTTTCGCCTGCCGTTGTATCTGCCAGGTTCTGCTGGAAGACTCCCCAGGAATGCGATAGAGCGTTGATCTGATTATCCAGCCGACCGCCTGCTTCCACGGCTTGAAGCGTTGCGATGACGCCTGCCTTCTCTAATTCCTCTCGAGTCTTTCCAAGTACCAGGGCGAGATTGTCTGTCGTCCTGGTCAGGGCGAAAGTACCTTTACTGAATAGAGTCATCGCCGCTTCATTACCAGCAAGCGTGCCCCTGACCTGCTTCAGTTGAATGATCGCTTTGAGGAAGGATCCTTCCAGGTCATCGCCGGCAGAAGTAGCGGTCTGACCAAATGCTTTTAAGGACGCGATAGACTTTTCAGATCCTTGCGATGCGTCATAGACTGCCGCGCTATAAGTCTTAAATGCTTTTTCGAGTCCCGCTACGGGTTCACCAGACAACGCATACGCCGCGCCTAGACGCTGGACTGAATCCAGGGATAGGTTTGAAGACTCTGCTATATCGCCAAGTTCGTCACTTAGTTTGGATCCTGCTATGACCAGCGTGGTAAACGCACCAGCTAAAGCCGCCAATGCAGACAACGCACCAGCCGCAACGCCGCCTACCAGACCGAGCTTACTGACGAATGCCTGAAGTTGATCTATCGCCTGTCCTGGCGCGCCTAGATAAGTAGTCAGACTTCCTACCGGACCGCCGACCTGATTCAAGGCAGAAGACATTGCGCCAGCGGCCGCTGGCACTTCCTTCATGGCAACGGCAGTTTTATGCGATTCCGTTGCCATCTTTTGACTGGAAGTACTAAAGGATTTTTCTGCTGAAGTCATATGCGCTTCAACAGAACCTAGTGCCTTGCCAATATCTGCCGCGCCAGTCTTCACGCCTGTCGAATCTATGCCTAATGCTACTACTGCAAGGTCGGCCATTTATCTATTCTTGTTCTGACTCTGCTTCTGTTTAATCTCTGCGGACTTGTTCTCTGCTACCAGGTAGATCATGTCGATATACTTCAGGATCCTGACTTCCCACGGCAGAAGACGCTGTCCGGTCAGATGCAGATAGGAATTCATTTCTGTATAGCTGATAGGATTGACTCCGAAACCTGATCCTGACCTGGACAGATTCAGGTCCAGGAAGATCTGATAGAGATAGTAGATTGATTGGGGGCATATCGGTTCTCGGTCTGATCTTGGAATCGTCCTTGTATAGCGACGATTCATATCAAGTAACTTCTGACTATTACCGCCTTCGAACTCTTTCTTCAGGTCTGGTACTAGTAACTTATGCGTTACTGCAAAGTGCCAGAAGACCCAATCGATAATTTTTTTTCGCTGTCCAGCATAGGATCTGGCGCAATCAGGTTCTCCGTTCCTTCAGGCGCGCCCCAGTTACGGACATCGGACATGAATTCCAATAGCTGATCCGCTATCCATTTCATGCCATACATCCATTCCATACTGGCAGGCGTGCAAGGCAGGACTTCGCCATTCCGTTCTATGTTCTGCCAATCCCGAGTAACGGCCTGGTAGCATTGAACGCGGTGCTGTTCAAAACGCTCTACATCATCAACGGTATAGACTGTCTGCCCATTCTGCCTGGCGAGTCGTAGTTGCGCGTGATAGGACTTCTCTAGCCGTTGCCATCGCTCTGACTGAGGACTAGCAAGGCAGATTCTCGCTGGTCGTTCCTGATCGCCAATCGGCTCGCCCGTCCTTGGATGCCTGATAGTCATCCATGCGGTTGATTCCTGCCAGTCTTTAACTTCCTTTTCCAGTATGCTGAAATCTGCCATCGGATCCTTTCCAGGTTATGCGATTGCGAAGCTGACGACGGACTGTAGCGCACTATCATATTGCGCCTTGAAGTCTACTGTGCTCGCCATACTGCCGCCGCTGTCAACGACCGGTGCGTTGACTGGTAGTACTTTTGGCAGGTTAATCGTGAACGTATCTTCCGCCGCCGCTTCTGAGGACTTAAGGATGTAAGTCATCGGGCGGACCGTACCGCCGATAGCATCCGTGATGAAGTCGTCAGACCGATAGTAGACTTCCAGACTGCCAGATACTTTCAGGTTCTTATTCAGAATATGATCCGCTGATTGACTGCCCCACGCATACTTCGGTTCTGCCTGATTGTCTATGGACAAAGATCCTGTGAACGCACCAGGTACTGGTACGGCGTTCCAGGTTGCGGTTGCGCCTGTGAATCCAGTCGTAAACGGCGACTTGCCAACGAGTGGCGTAATCGTTGCAGCACCTGGCATAGCAGATCCAACGGTCTGCGAAAGTCCAAAGATTTCATAGTTGACCGAAACCTTGTCATTCAACGGCATGTCAACAGTACCAGATGCTACTTCGCATCCCGTAAAGATCAGATAGTCAACGCCTGTTCCATGCGTCAACTTAACGACCATTGTGAAGAAATAGCCTGGATCTGCATCCGCCACGATGACGCCGCCGACGGGCGCTGGTGCGTGAAGCATAGCGCGAAGCATATCAAGTTGACCTGCTTCATTATTCAGAACGGTTGGTAGACTGATCCGAACGGAACGGCTTCCGCCAACGGTAAAGGATTTCATCCTTGTCCCATCATAGACATCGAACTCCGTTGGACTGGATTCAAAGGCGAAGGTCGGTCCATCAAGGAAAGGTACTGCATTATATGTTCCAGTCGTTGGCGCAGTACCACGCACAGTTTCACGCTGGAAGGCGACGACGGTATTGGACAACAACGCTGGATCTGGCATGTTTACTCCCTACTGTTGAATTTCTTCTATGAATTGAAACGGGAAGGTCACGACCATTCCCGACCATTGCGGTTCTAGTGCGGTCTGACTCGGTCCTTCCGCTCCGCTGAATCTGATGCCACTACCATATGTCTTTCTTTCAAAGGCCGCTCTGAATCCATCCATAGCCTGGATCAGTACCAGGTCGCCGGCATTTCGTGGCGTGAAGACCTGGATCGCTAGTAGCATTATCGTTTCATTCTGACAAACGCCGCCTATGCCTGCCCAGGTCATCGGCGTAGTAGTCATCTGAGGATAGGCGACACGAATCCAAGGTCCATTACCAGGTTTAAGGAAGTAGGTATTCGGCCATTCTATCGTGTCTTCCTGGTAGCCGAGTCCTGTCCAGACCTGGACTATGACAGGTTCTATCTGTTCTCTGACTTCCTTCTGACTGGTCAGGATGGAATAACTCATTCGGCTTTCCTGTCCAGGACTTCCAATTCCTGATCTATGGCGACGACGACGGTAATCTTTCCAGACTCGTGAAACCTGTCCTGGACACGCTCCACGAAATCATGTATCGCATCCCTGATGACCTGCTTCAATTCTTCATCAGTCAGGATATTTAATTTGACTGTCGGCTCGTCCATTACTTCGCTCTGCCAGACTTACCTGATTTCGGATCTTCGCTGAATCTAAACTTCAAACGCTTTGACCAGAATAAACCCATTTGCGCTTTGACTATTTTCACAACGCCATGAGGCGCCTGCGTACTGCTTCCATCTTCCAGGTATTTGAAATAAGGCGCGGCATTAACCGCATAGACTATCTGACCAGCACGAAATAACAGGACATCACGCCGCGCTCTGTCCTTACTTAGTTCACCTTCTGGATCGGTTCTTTCCTTGTCAAAGTTCTCGTTAGGTTGACGCCGTAGAAACCAATGATTGATCGCCGCGCCAGTATCAACCGGCGTCAGGTCAGCGCATCTGTCTACTGCTTCCACGCAGGTATCCTGGAAGGCCAGATCCAGACGCTTGATGGTATCTGTCTTCGCTTTCTTGATAACGTCCTTATAGGTACTCTTTCCTTTAGCGACTGCCATTTAATTACTCAAAGTCAGGACATAGTTACTAAGGACTGATCCAAACCAGGCACGACGGAGCTCGACGACGCGATAACTTACATTCTGATGTACTACTCTATCGCCAGGACTGGGTTCCCCGTCAAAAGATCCAGCCGCTAACGTAAACGTAGTTGAGTAAGTTACCGCGCCATCGGGGGCGTTAACCTTTTCTTCGCCGAATATTCCAGGTACTGATACTGGACCTGTCTCTACTGGTACTCGCGCCTGCGTGCTCGTTGAGTATCCAGTAAGCACCGCAGGATAATAGGTTACGATAGTACCAGCGATACCTATAACAGCGTCTACCTGATGTTGATACAGATCTGCTATCTTCAGACATCCCATAGAAAACGAACTCCATAGAACCTGACTAAATTAAAGGACGGGTGCAAATTCCATAGCGCGTGCTCTACATTGCGAATGGAGCGACGACGCTTGCACGCTACTGCCGCCTGCGGAAGTAGTTACCAGATGACTGCTTCTACTTGCCTTGATTGTCCACGCTTCATGCGCGGCGGCGCGTACATCATAAACGTTATCGTAATCAGGTCCGTCGATTATCCAACCGACAGTCCCATCTGAAATTTCTCTGCTATAGCGATAATGACCTGCTGACAGTATCAGCACGCCGCTAGTACCTGACTGGACTGCGCGATAGCGATATCCATTCCTTGGATAGACCTGGACTATATCGCCTAACAGGTACGCGGTAGATGGACGCCATACTTCGGCTCGCATATTCCTGTTCAAGATCGCCATTTCCAGACCTTCTATGGAAGGATCGCAACAAGGTTCTGCGTACTGCTGGAATAATAAATACGCTTCCTCTCGCATCTGGACTAATGTCAAGTCAGGCATGTCGCTTCCTTCTACGTATCAAACCACGAACGCTTCCTGCTTTGATTTCCGGCGGATACTCTACGGATTTATTAACCGGCGCTTCAAGCATCGCTTTAGCTTCGTGTATTACTTGAACTTTATAGCCTAATCGCTCTGCTTCCTCATGGTCATATTCCTGACCAGGAGAAACGAACAGGAAGGCGGCCAACGGGTCGCCTTCCTGGACAATGCGGGAGCGATCCGCAGTTAAATACAAACGCCGATCTGCAATCATACCTATCGCTCTGTCCAAACGGGCGCGGCCGCTGTTCCAGTATTCTGATATAACTTCGCATTCTCGGTATCTATCAGAAGGACGCCCTTGGACGCGCCCACGCCCATTACCGCCTGACCTGCTGTCGTCTCTGCTATCGATGCAGTCCCGCCGCCATCCAGTCCTGCCTGGACCGATACCAGACCTTGCGGCTTGCCTGCCAGAGTACCGGCGAAAGTAATGGTTGCGTCACCTATGCCTGCCAGCATCGTAGTTGCGGCGACCAGTACATTACCTGCCCCGATGCTGGAAAGTCCTTCCAGAGCCGTCTGTATCGCAGGAATCAGTACGGCATTATCTGCCGACCAGGTTACTGCCGGATCTGTGGTTGCGCCCTGGAAGTTAAAGGTCAGCGTTCCTGCTGTTGGAACGCCGCCGATAGTCAATGTCTGGACTGCATCAACGGCCGCTGTCGCTGTTGGATCTCCGGCATACTGGATGATCCCGTAGCCGCCTTCGATAATTCCCATGGTCAGATCCTTTCCTTAGATTCCGGTTACGGAACAGAATGCTGCTGGTCTCGTAAGGACAAACGCAACGCGGATTTCTGCCACGATACTGCGCTGATTCTTTACGAAGTCATCAGCGTTATAACCGATCTTCAAGGTCAATCCCTGCCTCTCAACCAGAAGCGAGAAATTCTCAAAGTCGCCAACGACGCCGGTTCCTTCTGTCAGTCCCATCGCCTTCACGACAGGAAGACCCCAGATCCGCTCCGGTCCTGCCTCTGAAGGACTGCCCCAGATATAGATTCCATCTGTCGTCCTTAGCAATCGGATTTCCTGCCAGTCATTTGGATGAAGTACTACGGCTGATGGAATAGCCTGTCCAACGACCTCAACTTTGGTCATCGCTTTGTAGATCGCATCCGGCGTTGGATCAGTAGACTTCGCCTGCGTCTGGATGCCAACGGTATTCAGGATGCCTAACAGGTTCGGACTGATTCCTGTTCCTACCAGGATCTGTCCATCCAATCTCTGTCTGACCATGAATCCAAGCCGAGACTCGATGTAGGACTGCATACCTGGAATATCGTCCAACTGCTCGTCCGTTACCGCCAGGTAGACTGCTATATTCCTGATCGGCGCTGTCCTTTGCGTCAACGCCAGGTTCGCTTCAGGTTTCGCCGCGCCTTCCAGGATTTCAACCGCCGCATTCGTGTACGTCGTTTCTTCCATATAGACAAACGCATTCTGCGTAGTCTTGATGGTAGGAATCAGATCTGTTACCTGGACAGGACGCGTCGCAAACGGAACGACCAGCGGTGCTCTGACTGCCTGCGGCGTCCAGCTAGTACCAGTCGTCAGTACCTTAACGCCGATGTTCGTTTCAAAGGATCCTGATTCGGCAGGTTTATTCTGCGAAAGGAAGTCCTTGTACTGCTTTGACTCCACGAACTGCTGACCGAAGGATCTTTCATCCTGTTGACTCGCCTTCTGTCCATCAGGATTTCCGCCAAAATTTGGTCGGACAGGTTCTCTCATTTCCTGCTGAATCTGCCGGCGAAGCGTGTGCGCCGCTTCCGTATCACGGACCTGGTCACGCATCTGACCGATCTCGTTCAATTCCTTCTGCCTGACCTTGATATCATCCAACTGTTGGACAGTCAGATCGTATTCCTCTTTGCCTTCTCTGATGACCTTATGATCTTCGAAGATCCTGTTGAACTCTGCCGATTTAGCCTGGCGAAGTTCTTCAAGCTGTCGCAACGTCATATCTTTTAAGTCCATCTTTAACGTACCTGCTTTCTTGTTACTTGTTCGTTCGTAAATAACTGGCATAGATCTTTCGCGCTTCTGAGGAAGTAACAGACTTTTCCTTCTCTGGATCCGCAAGGGCTAGCAGTGCGTCCAGGTCATCGGCGAGACCTTGCATACCACGTATCGCTTCTACTGCCGCAGAGATACGA